ATCAATCAAACATGGAAACAGTTGTGTTTCTAAATCAAATATATTTGTAAGACGTTGTTTGTTTATCTCTCTAGATAATACTTTAAATAATTCTAATGTAAGTTCAGCATCTTTTTCTGCATAACTTCCTACGTACATTGCAGGTAATTTATATAATTCTTTTTTAGGATCTACACCCCAAGACTCTGCAGCTTCCTTCAAAGCTTTCTCATCTTTTACCTCACCAAGATAATCAAATGAAATACTATTTAGCGTGTACCATAATCTATTCTCATCAATCAGTGATGCCATAACCATAGTATCAATAATATGTCCGTTGATGAGTATGCCATATGCCCTAATCCAACACACATCATACATTGCATTGTGAAATATTTTTACAGCATCTGTTGCACAAACTTTTTTAAACCATTCTAAAACAACTCTTCTATCAAGATTACCACCACCTTCATGTGCAATAGGATAATAACCAGACCAACCATCTACAGCTACGGCAATACCAACTATCTCTCCATGGCCTTGTATAGCACCAGATCCTTTTGATTTAAGATCTGGATCTTTTGTTTCTAAGTCGATTGCAATATATTTTGCATCAGATAAATCTGGAAAATTTTCTGGACAGTCCCATTCTGTTTGTGCTGTAAACATTATTTCTTTTTTTTCTTTTTATCTTTTAACTTCTTTTTCTCTAATTCGCAATAGTGAATGATCTTATCAAGATCTTCTATTCCGTTCTTATGCATATATCTACAAACGTACTTCACAACACAGCCTTGAAAGAACGAGAGATTATTTTTTGAAATAAACTCGTACGGCTGAATGTCAAAATACATGTAATGAGATCCTCCTATTTGAATGTTTTGTGGTTTGTCTTTCATTTCATCAAACATATTAATATCTGTCATACTATTGGTCCTCCTATGTTATATTGATAGTCTCCCGTTGCTTGTGGGAGATACAGATTTTCTTTTGCTCTTGTTATACCTACAAAAAACAATCTATGCTCAGGATCAGGATCTTTCAGTGCTGCATCGTATATGATTTTTTCTATATCTGTATACAAAACAACATTGTCTGCTTCTTCTCCTTTTACACCATGTATTGTAGATACTTTTATTCTTGCTGGTTTCATTAGATCGTCACCGTTCTTTAGAATCGTTCTAATGTAGTCTTTACTTGCATCAGGAAAATTAAGTGTTTCCCAGCTCCCCGACGCTCGCAACCCGTGATCAGATCTTAGCTGATCCAAATCAACACTGGTTATATTTCTAAGTGTCTTGCCTCCTGCGTAACCTCTCTCGAGATGTCCTTGTTTTACCGTTAGATATTGCCACAAATCCTCCACATCTTTTTTATTTACCACTGCACCTTGATGCAAACGTTGCCAGACTCTGTACGCATTTAACATGTCTCCAGGTAATAGAGAATGAGTCTTTGCATCAAACCTTAAGTTCATGTCATACAAATAATCTTTTATTGGTTCTAACATTTTATTTGTTCTAGCTAAAATCATCCAGTTGCCAGAGTTTAAATCTAATTCTTCTAGTGTCACATCTTCTTGTATGTTTCCTTCAGCTTCTCTTGGCTGCCATTTCTTATCTAATCTTTGTGACATGTATGGAAATATAGATTCAGCTAACTTGTGTATTTGTTTAGGAACTCTACGAGACTGTATCTGTGGATCTTCATTACCTTTTAAGTTTATAAATATAGAAGGATCTGCACCTTGAAAAGTGTAGATAGTTTGATCATCATCCCCTGCAATATAAGAGCGAATGGACACGCTCTCGAGATAAAAAAACATATCCCATTGCAGAGGACTTAGATCTTGTGCTTCATCAAGAAACACAATGTCGATAGGTGGACATTTTTTCTTATCGACAAACTGAGAAATCATATCGGAATACTCAACCATACCTGTTCCGTTTTTAAAATTTTTTAAGTCTTCGTTTAGTTGTTCTACAAAACCAAGATCAACTAGATGTATTATATCAAGATCAATAGCTGCTTGCTGCAAGTCTAATTTTCTAGATCTTGCATATTGAATGACTTTCATGTTTGGATTCATGTATTCTACATAACCAGCTTCATTTACATAAGATTCAAAAGACATGTCTCTACATATCTGTGAAAAGTTTTTAAAACTATTCCATCTACTTCCTTTTAGTAATTGTGTGTTTGTATCTATCTCTAATGCATTTGAACCTAAAGAGTGCATCGTGCCTATGTGATACAAGTCATCTGTTATACGTCTTCGCGCTTCCCTCGCTGCAGCGTTACTAAATGATATGTATACAATTTTTTGTGGATCTATTTTGTTTTCTTTTAATTCTTTATCAAGATACTTTATCAGAGTAAAAGTTTTACCTGTACCAGGTGGACCATGTATTATTTTTCTATGCAAAAGGAGCCTCTTTTATTTTTGTCTTTCTTACAAGTGGTTTGTCTATTTCAACATTCTCTACAATCAAATATCTAGTAGACTTGTTGTCTAGTTTAGCAACCTCTTCTTCTGCACCAAACAGAACTTGTAACATTCTCATTGTAGTTTCATATTTTATGTTCCAAGATTTACTTCTTAATAAAAAGTTCCAAAAGCTTTTGAACTTGAAATAACTTTTACCTTTCTCTGTAAACGAAACACCTTTTCTAATATCTTCTATCTTCTTACCATTTGCTCTAGTTATAAAATCTGTAAGTAATTCTTTTAATTGTATGTCCGTCTTGATAGCTTCTGGTGCTTCTATAGGTATAACACCTTGTAGAAGTTTGTTGATCTGTTTTCTCCATACAAGTTTTGCTACAGGTAACATAGCTTGGTTTATTTGTTCTACACATTTTAAAGAAAACTTATCAGGATCATGAAGTTCTACAGCAGAACACTCAACAATGTCTTCACCTATTGTTACATAAAAGATAGGTGGGTTTGATGTATACTTCTGTATTTCTTTTATTTCTAATCCTGGTGTAAAGTCATCACCTACACCAAACTCTTGTCTTACACATTTTCTAGAATTACAGAACGATACAATAGGTTCGTCTTTACATTTGTATTGATAGTCTTTGCCTGTGATTGATTTAATCAAATCATCCATTTCTTTTTTATCTAATGGTGGCTGACAAAACTTTTTATTGTAATCAAATATTTCTGTGTCCCACGTATCAGGAAATCTTTTCTTGCAGTAGATACCAAAGTTATACATAGCATTATTTCTTTTACCATTTGGTATACCTTCTTTAGCTAACATCTTCAGACAAGGTGGTGCTCCTTTTAACAAGTCATCTTCTTTTATCTTTTCTTCTTTTATACTTAGCTGAACTAATTCTTCTTCTGTTAAAACTATTTTTTCATAGTGATCAAAAAATTCATCTATGGTCATAGCTGTAGCATCTTGTTTGAATGCATATCGTAGTGTTTGATTTGCATTGTGATATGGAAGATTTAAGAAACTACCTACGTCGCCTCTTTCTTTTTTGATATGATTTTGTTTTGGAAATATTTCTGCTCTTGCATAACCTATCGTTGCTGCAATATCTTTTAATTTGTTTCTAAATAATGCTGCAGGTGCAAAATCTTTTGTAAATAAAAATACATGTGCGCCACCAGATTTAGATCTGAATACAGTTAGTGGTAGATTCTTTTCAGTAATTTTATCTATAAGTTCTTTGTGATTTAAAGTGTAAACATCTATATCAATACAGGCCCACTTACATTTACTATCTTCATTTATGGGTATAATACCTAATGCAGGATCGACACCATTCAAATGGTCTACCCACATTTTTTCTGTGACAGGATCTTTCTTAATTATTGATCTAGTTTTATGTTTGCCTCTGTCATCGTACTCATCTGTCTTTCGAGTTTGACCATAAGCATTACTAGATCCTTCAAATATTTTTTTAAATTTCTGTATGTCCATTTACTTTCCATTTGGTTTTCGGAGGCGGGACGAAGCAACGAACCGCCCCCAAAATCATTTATGCTTTATTCTTAATGCCTTCGTAGAACTTCTTCGCTCGTTCATACATTGTAGCATCTTCTAGCATTCCAACTTTCTCTACGTTGTAGCCGTACCATTGATTACCTTTACCTGTATTTAATACAGAAGATAATTTATAAATGTGACTAAACGATGGTGGAGTAAACGGACCATTCTTACCATCTAAACTAATAGACTTCATCATGGAGTTCCATTTTCTGCTTACTTTACCTTGAGATGAACTCATAGATATCATCGCAGTTTCAGAACCTTTGTCTCCTATAATAATTACAAAGT